AGGAAGCTGAGTATGTATAGGTTTGATTAGATATTCAATGGCTAGCCATTAGCCCTTTAATTTCATTTTTTGAGTACGCTTTTTGAACGTCCGTAACAGTTACGCGTTCAAAATTACCTACATATTTCTTAAGGTCTAAAAAGTTTCTACCATCCTCTAAGCCAGTCTCTAAATCGTCATTAATCAAGGATTTTAATAATTGTTCATCAAAAGGCTGTTTTGTTTCCTGAGCTGTAGTAACACTGGCGCTGGCGAGAAGGTATGCCGATAACGTAAGACATAAGGCTAATCGCATATTTCCTCCAAGAAAAAAAGAAGTTAGTAACCTACCGTTTTAAAGGACTTTATGACACGTCCGATAGTGAAAAACTCAACTTGAGAATCACTTTCGATTTCTATATCTCGATACTTCGGATTCTCTGAAATTAAGATTAGTTTCTTTCCGATAGAGCGCTGCACACGCTTAATAAAGTATTGACCGTCTAGGTATAAGAAGTAAATGCCGTCACGATCGCATACTCGAGACTTAGTATCAATAAACACTAAATCACCTTCGCTGATAAGCGGCTCCATGCTGTCGCCAGTCGCGGTTACGATATTCACATCTTCAGGTGCGTAGTGCGGGAAATTATTGAAAAACCATTTGGCGCCGGCTTGAATAGTATCTACTAATTCCGATTCGTCATAAATCTCTATAGGGGCGGTAGTATGAGAATATTCCCCGCAAAGTCCTTTTAGATTTACTTTTCTAATGGTTACGGCATTTGGATTGTCTTCGCTCAGCTCCGGGCCGTTGCCGGTCATAAGCCAATCTACATTGACGTTGAAAAGCGAAGCCAAAGCCGCCGCGTCATCATATTTGAGTTGTAACGTTTTCCCGTCTACCCACCATTTAACGGTGGCTCGAGTGACGCCTAACTTCTTCGATAAGTCAGCGTTAGTTATGCCACGTTCGTCCATAAGTGTTTTTAAGCGTTTAGCGAAGGACATGATATTTCCCCTTTCTTTTTACTAAATGTTAACAAAACTTAATAAAAAGTTCAAAGAATTATCGTATTCGTAAAGTTTATTTTTCTTTCCATTTATGTTAAATTGTCTAAACAAAATTCATTAACTTGGATAGAGAGATGAACGAAAGGGAATTTAGACGATTAGCGTTTAAAGAAATTGCCGAAAAGTATTCCGGAAAAAACAAAAAGGAATGGGGAAAGAAAACCGCGATAGCTAAGTCGTTGGGACTAACAAGAGCGGCTATTTGTCTTTGGGAAAAGAATGGCGTTCCAAGCAGCCGTATTCCGTACTTTCGTTTGAAATTTCCCGATCTCGAAATTTGGAAAAACACACGATAGGAGGCGTTATGGCTCGTTATAAAAAAATTGACGTGCGAATTTGGAATGACGCGAAATTTAACGCATTGAGTTCTGACGCGAGGCTCATTTTCCTATTCATGTTGACTGCACCGCAAACAACAATGGTCGGAGCTGTACCTGTCGACAAACATACCGTATCGAGGATTTTAAAGTTTGACGAAATACGGTATGGCATAGGGTATAAGCAACTGTCTGAATACGGTATGTTGGAGTACGACGAAGCGGGAATTTTTTGGATAAAAAACTTCTTAAAGTACAACCCTCCGGAAAACCCAAAAGTCGTAATTTCGTGGTCGTCTTTGCTCGATCTGTTACCTGAATGCCAGCTTCTTATCAAAATAGCAAAATCTGTCTTAAAGGCTTGCGAGACAAGGGGAGAGGCGTATGTAAAAGCGTTACATCCTGAATTCAAAAAACTTGCGAAATACGATATGTCTAACGGTATTCCATACGGTATCGCATACCCTATGCCATATCAGGAACAGGAACAGGAACAGGAACAGGAACAGGAAATATATACAGGCACCGAAAAGAGCGAACAACATCCGGAAGTCTCTGAGGATTTCGCGGGGCGTGTGTCTGAAAAACCTTCTTTTTCAAAAACCGATCCAACAAAGGAAGAACTTCCGTTTTTGAATGCAGAAGAAGTGGAAGACACTGAGCCTGTCTTTTCTAAACCAAAAACAGAAAAAAAGTCTCGGTCTACTGGAACAGCCACTAAAAAGCAAACTAGCGTAGTAAAGCCTGACGACGTAAGCGACGATTTGTGGGCGGATTTCTTAGCTCATAGGAAACAAAAGAAAGCGATCGTTAGCGAACGCGTGATTAACACGATACGTAATGAAGCAAAAATAGCGGGCTGGACGTTAGAAGAAGCGTTAGACGAAGTAATTCTTCGAGACTGGCGCGGCTTTAAGGCTGAATGGGTTAAAGACGAATGGAAAGATCCTAACGCAAAATGGATTACAGCCGACGACTTCTACAAAGACCTTGAGCCGGTTACGTACTCTGACGAAGCTAAAGCCGTCTTAGGTGAAAACGTTAAAAAAGGTATGCGCGCTTACAACGTGTCAGACATACCCGAAGTAGCGAAGGAGACGAATAAATGATGTTTGCGCCTCCAGCTCAGATTATCGATCACGCAGGTAACGTCATGTACGAATGTCCGGACGCGCTTACGTCTTTTCAGCTCGTATTTTTTTCTGAGCTGAATGACGACGTTATAAAGCTCTACAAGAACGACGCTGTAAAAATCGATGGCGTCGAAGTATTGCCTGAACGTGCTCCGCAAGTGCCAACCGTTCTCGTTTCATTCAACGACGACCCGAAGCGTCTTAAGCCTGAAGCATTACGAGGAAAAAACATTCTTTTTGACTTTATCGACGTTGAGGATACGCCGAACGTCCGAGAAGCGGTAAAGCGATGGATGTCTGAGTTACCGAAATTTCAACCTAAAAACTTAGTCGTGTCGGTCATGTTTACCGACAAACGATTTGTCTCATGGAGATATAACGATGTCAGAAAACAATACGAAAGATTCGCCTGATTTCGCTTCCATTGGCGAATTTTGGGCAGACCCGCTGGACGGAAAGAAAATCGAGGCGTCGCTATCTGAGTACGCAGAATTAGCAAACCGCCCCGAAGAGTTCTATATCAACAAAGATATTATCGAATTTAAGAACGATTATCAAAATTTTCTTGAAGAAAAGAAAAGGCACGTCGCTAAGTACAACCTGCCGTTTACTCAAACGTTACCGAAATTCTTAGGAAAACCGATTAACTTCGAGTTTCGCGCAGGCGAGCTTACTGTTTTCGCAGGCGAAAACGGTAGCGGTAAATCTATGCTTTTAGGTCAAATAGGACTGCACTTGGTCTCGCGTGGAGCGACGCTTTACATCGCCTCGCTTGAAATGTCTCCGTTACGTACTCTCGACAGAATGATGACTCAAACATTTTGTTCAGAGTCTAAACGCGTCATTAACGCGGACGATATGAATCTTTTCTTTGAGCGTTTCAAGAAACACATCACTATCGCCGACTTGACTTCAAAAATTACGCCAGATCAGTTGTTACGACTGCTTGACGCAGCAGTTAACTACGGCGGTGCTGACGTTCTAATCGTTGACTCGTTACTTATGTGCGTTCAAGACGATATGAACAAAAACGAGACTGATTACTTGATGGAGCGGCTCGTAGAGTTTGCGAAGGTCAACAAAGTACACGTTATCGTTGTAGCGCACTGCCGAAAGAATAACGAGACTACGAATTACTCAGTATTTAACGCCGCGTCTAAAGACGCGATCAAGGGTTCGTCAAACATTACAAACGTCGCTTTTAACGTCTTTGTACTCGCCTACGACAAGTCGAAAACTCAAAAACTCGCAGAAGGTAAGTCAGTCGACGACAGCAAACCGGATTTCGTTCTGAATCTATGCAAACAACGTAACGGTCCTTTCGAAGGCTATATCAGCCTATGGCGTGATAGCGCGTCATTGAATTTCTGCGTTAGTAACGATCGTATTCCTAATCGAACATGGTTAGAAGCCGTTGAGCCAGCGCAAGAAGAAACAGAAATTGAGCCGTATTTCTAGGAGATAACGATGTCGATTGAGTCTTACGTATTTCTAACGCTCATTTTCGCGCCTATCGCTTTTATCAACGGCTACTTACTCACGAAGCTCGCGATTTGGATGCTTACGTACAAGGAGGATGAACGATGAAAGATCATATTTTCGCTTTTTGTTTCTCGTTCATAACGCTATGGATTGCGTTTGTCGTTGCGTTCTGCGTGTCGAAATTGGTCGGAATAACAGACTTTAGCGTTTTCGTCATCACGGTTTTAATCGTTTGGTTTCTCGAGTTTGTCGCGGCTATTTGGATTTCAAGGAGATAACAGCATGAACGATACAGCGTTCGTTATTTGTTTTATCGCGATTCTTTTCACGTTCTTATTAGTCTGGAGGCGGTTTTAATGAATCGTGGTTGCTGTCTTTACTGCGCTCACGCCGCTTCGTATTGGATTGACAACGAAGGCAAGAAGCGCGTACCTCCTAAAGCGTCATTCGGAGATATGAATATCTTTTGTCTGCACGAATCACGCGCTCCGGGTGAATGCTATCCGATTAGTTTCGCACGATGTACACGTTTCAAACGTGCGCAAGACGATCAAATTCAACGCAGGCGCGCTTTTTATTCGCAGTTTGATCGTTGGCACGTTCACGCGCAAATGATCGCACAGCGGCGCTAAAAAACGCCTTCCCAAGGAGATTAAAAATATGAGATTCGAAAACGATCGCGTCATTAAAGGTGATGATTTATCAGACTACTGCTTTGAAGTCGTACGGCTAGCGTCATTGAATAAAACGCCGAAAGAAATTGAGGTCAAGTTGAGCCTTACTCCGTACACCATCCATAAGAAATTTCATACGTATTTAATGGCCGGATACAGACTCTATTTCGATAGACATCAGTGGGATATGAATCTTACGTCTAAACGAATCATTCAAATGAATCGCGTTCGCGGACGCCTTAACAAGTTAATCGCAGGGATTGAAAACGATGAATAAATATTTACAAGCAAAAGGACGCCTGCGAACTGGAGAAATGAATAAGACGGAAACAGCGTTTGCAGCACTTCTTGAACGTCGCAAACGTGCTGGCGAAATCGTCGATTATTGGTTCGAAGCTGTAACGTTCAAAATCGCAGAAAATCAGTGCAGATATACGCCTGATTTCCTCGTACTGCTGAATGACATGAGTCTCGTAGTTTTCGAAGTCAAAGGCTCGTTCACTTGCTACGCAGACGATGCAAAAGTCAAATGCAAAGTATTCAGCTCTAAATATCCGTTACAGCTCTACATAGTCGCGCCGCGTCGCAAGAAAGACGGGGGCGGCTGGCAATATCTTTCTTACTCAGACGAAGAAACGCCTATCAGTCTCAATAATTAAATGACAAGCAGGAGGTTTTATGGACGATAAAGAAAAACAGCTAATCGAAGAATTACGACCGCGCCTCGATAACTGGCGCCGAGCTTATCGCGACAAAGTCGTTAAGAATATCTCGATTACTTACGCAGTTCAAAAAGCTCTAGCGCTGACACGTAATAAAACCGATTTCTCAGAAGACTACACGGGGCCTGAGGATAGATCAGCAGACTACGGAATCGAGGTAGATCAGAAAGACGCTGACTTGCTAAATACGGTTTGGCAGCATATGAGCACGCCGGATACCGAAATGCTCACTATCGGCACTCACGGGCTTAACGTGCGTACAGCTAAGCTAATCGTACTTTTATACGTATTCGGCTCGGAAAACTCTCTCAATCGAGCAGGACGTAAAATTTGGCGCGTACGACCGCAAATGTTAGACGCTTGGACTACCGACGCTCTAACGTTTTTCGCTATGCGTATTCGCGTCTATTCCATCTATTGCAACAACAAGAAATAACGTGTAGTGTAAGTACTAGACAATTTCAAGCTGTGTATCAGCCGCCCGATTTGGCTTAATTAGAGAAGGTTCCTTGCGGAGGAACCGGCGCGCTCAGAGGAAACGACGAACGACAACGATTAAGCTAAACAGCGTAAGAAAAAGTCAAAGAATTCGCCCGCTCGCTTTCATGTTTCTCTCCAACGTTTCATGACTTCGCGAGCGGTCTTTCGTTTCACGGTAACCAATATACAAACACTGTCATAGAGCCTCTTGTTCAAGCCTCCTTTGAGTCAAGCGAACCGTAAACGAAAGCCGCGTTATCTTGTATATGTAACGCGACACTTCTTCTAGCGACTGTGTTTATTCAGCACCTTCTTTCGAGTCGCTATCGCCTCTCGGTGGGCATCGTTCACCGAGCCAAATACAACAACATCCAGCAAGCCTAGATTTCTCCGGAAATACGCCCACTCCGCTGGATTTATTTATTACGAAACATGGCCACTTCAACAAAAAACAAAGTCGGCCGTCCAGTGAAGTATTCTCAAGAATTAGCCGACAAAATTATCGATTTAATTCTCGAGGGAAAATCAGAGCGCAAGATCGGCGCGATGAAGGGTATGCCTTCGAGACGAACGATAATTCGCTGGAAAGAAGAAAACGAAGAATTTTGTCACCGTTCCGCGCAAGCACGTAAAGAAAGCTCGTGGCTTTTTGACGCGCTCGGATGGGAACAAGTAGAGAGATTAAATCGCATAGCTGATCGTTGTATAAAGACCGGCGCCGACCTGCCGAAAGGTTACGTAGAAGCGAAAAAAATCGTAATTCAGGAATGCGCTAGACAAGCCACTATGCGGAATGACGAAAACTTCGGCGATAGAAAGAAAGTCGCCATTACCGGTAAAGACGGAAAAGATTTGAACGTGGCGCCGGTGCTCATTATTCAAAATGATTTAAAAGACTGAACGATGAATGAAGCAAAGAAAATTAAAGCTGAGCGAAATCGTCGGTCGAGGTTACGCGTCATTTTGGAATAGCAAACAGCGTTATGTCGTATGCAAGGGTGGGCGCGGCTCTAAGAAGTCAAAGACTTCGGCGCTTAAGTTAATCGTTAACTTAATGGCGTACAAAGAGGCGAACGCGCTCGTTATTCGACGTTACGAACGTACGCTTAGAAATTCGTGTTACTCAGATTTAGTTTGGGCTGTACATCGCTTAGGAGTCGAGGAATATTGGGATTTCAAAGTATCGCCGCTCGAGATTACGCATAAGCTGACAGGTCAAAAAATCCTTTTTCGCGGCTTCGATGACGCGCAGAAAATTACGTCTATTTCTGTACCGACTGGTGTACTTTGCTGGGTATGGATTGACGAAGCGTATCAGATTGAGGACGAAAACGAGTTCAACAAACTCGATCTTTCCATTCGCGGTCAGTTGCCTGCGGGATTATGGAAACAATTCATTCTTACGTTAAATCCGTGGTCTGAAAGATGGTGGGGTAAGAAACGATTCTTTGATAACCCGAACGACGACACGTTAGCACTAACGACGACTTACTTATGTAACGAGTGGCTAGACCCTGCGGACATTGCGATATTCGAGCGTATGAAGCTCGATCAGCCTCGACGTTATAAAGTCGAGGGCTTAGGCGAATGGGGTCTTTCTACAGGCACGATTTACGAAAACGTCGTTGAGCTTGAGTTTGACTTCGACGCACTAAACAAAGACGACGAGTGTAAACCGTTTTACGGCCTAGACTTCGGTTTTACAGACCCTACCGCGTTCGTCGGAGGTTTCGTTAATCAACGTGACAAGAAAATCTACATTACTCGCTGTTTTCTTGTTCGTGGTCTTACTAACGCTGAAATCGCCGAAAAGATCAAAGCCGAAGGACTGCGCGGCGAAGAAGTTCAGTGCGATGCCGCAGAGCCTAAATCTATCGAGGAACTACGCAGTCTAGGCGTTAACGCTGTAGCCGCGCCTAAAGGTGCTGACAGCGTTAGATACGGTATTCAGCTTATACAGCAGTATCAAATTATCGTTGCGCCTGACGTTCCGAATTTCTATAACGAAATCACTAATTATACGTGGGCGACTGACTCGTCAGGAAATCCGACAGATAAAGCCGATCACGAGTTTTCACACGTGCCGGACGCTCTACGTTACGGCGTCGTCGGAAAACTGAATAGCACATCCTTCTCATGGCAAAAAATATTCAAGTAAAAAACGCAGGACGTACGAAGCACGACAGCGCGACTGCATACGTAAGCTCTGTATGCACAGGCGAGCTAATTACGAACGTCGCAAACGAAATAAGTTTTTCGTTACCGGACGAGCTGAAAGGTCGTTTATTTTCGTCGAATTGGATTGCGCGTCGTATGGCTGAGTCTATCGCCGGCGACATGACATCGAAGGGCGTTAACTGGAGGTTAGACGCTGATACGTCTGCTTTCCTAGAGAAAGAGTTTCGTAGGCTTAACGTGTGGCGCCTGCTGACTGACGCTATTACGTATGCGCGTGTATATGGCGGTAGTCTCGTAATGATCGATATGGGTGACGGGACGCCGGAAAGCGTTTTAAACCCTAACGGAACGTTGCTCGGTTTCCGCGTATTCGATAAAACTGAAATCACGCCGAGCACGACCGTAAAAACGTATGGCGCTGAAGCGGGTTTACCTGTTAAATACAGCATTCAGCCAGCCTACGGAACGTTGAGCACGTTCGACGCTGACGCTAGTCGTGTTATTCGTTTCAATGGAATACGTTCAACACATCGCAAATTAAACGTCAATCAAGGCTGGGGCGAGTCTGTTTATGACGTTGCTAACTCAGCAGTCAACGCATACGGAGCTTCGTTAGATAGCTGTCTCGAATTACTCAAGCGCTGCTACATACGCTATTTAGGTATCGAGAATTTTTGGCAGGGCTTACAAGACGACGAACGCGCTTCTTTCATGGGACGCGCTGTAAAAATGATTAACGACGTTCAAAATAACTCGTCGTTAACTGTTTCAGACAGCAAAGATACGTTTCAGTCTCAGTCGTATTCTTTTGGTGGCATTCGTGACGTTCTAATTACGTTCTCTGAGCAGATCGCCGGCGCCGCAGAAATACCGTTAGTCAAATTATTCGGTATGTCGCCAGCAGGATTTTCGAGCGGAGACGCTGATCTAGCTAATTACTACGATACGATCTCACGCTTGCAAGAAGATAAGTTACGCGAACCGATTAGTCGTATCGCGTCGCTAATCCTCACTAGCGCAGGCCGCGAAGTCTCCGATATCGACTTCGACTTCGTACCGCTTAAACAAGAAACAACGAGCGAACGTATTACGAACGCTCAGAACGCTGTGAACACGATTCTTAGCGTACAAGCAGCAGGGCTAATTTCTGACAAACGAGCGCTCGAAGAAATCGCCGCGTTAAGCGAAAAAACGGGAATCTTTTCAACCGTTACGTCGCAGGATATCGAGTCGCTTAATGAAGTAGAGCCGCCGCCGATACCTAACGAAACAGGGCAGTACGTTGAAGCTGGCCTGCCTAACATCGGTAATGCCGTCGACTCTAACGAAAAGCCCAATTTCGGAGCGTTTACGTTAAATGGCAACGTTTAATCACGAAAAAACGTATCGTGCTCGAGTGTGGCGTTATTACCGTCAAGTCGCTCGTAACATTCAGGCGATTATTAACATGAACCTGAACGCCGACGGGACGATTAAAGACTTCGGGATACTGCAAGCACAGCTCGATAATTACGCGAATGCGTTACCAGCTCCAACGGCGTCGCTGTGGTCTAAGATCATTAGTAACAATGCGGTTTTACTTGCGCGTGACTTCAAAAAGACGGCGGGTCTACGTATTGATACGCAGTCGCCGCAAATGATCGCACTCGTAAATAAGCTCGTACAAGAAAAAGTAGACCTCATTAAAACGTTACCCGTAAACGCGGCGTTAGAAGCTCAGAAGCTCAGCGCTCAGATTGCGCTCGAGACTGGCGCACGTCACGAAACGTTAGTCGCGAAAATTCAAGGATTGACGCCTAATTATCCCGAATACGCCGCTAGACGTATCGCACGTACTGAAGTAGCTCGAACGCAATCAACGCTCGTACAAGCTCAGGCGCAGAGCGTCGGAATCGATCAGTACGTTTGGCATACGGTTGAGGACGAACAAGTACGCGAGTCGCATCAAGCGATGGACGGGCGCGTTTGTTCGTTTTCTAATCCCCCTGAAGTTGAGCCGGGGAAATACTACAATCCCGGGGGTACTTACAACTGTTTCCCCGGTGATGAAATCGTAGAGATACCGAAAGACTTAAAGAGGATTTTCCGAACAAAGTTTAATGGTCGTATCGTAAAAATTAACGCTTCCGGGAATTTCATAACGGCGACATGTAATCATCCAATACTTACCCAACGCGGTTGGGTGAAGTGTGGCGAATTGCGTAAGGGCGACTATCTCCTCAAGCCTCTCACTAATGCAGTCGGCGTGGTTGAATCCGATGAAGATAAATTGTTTACGACTTTCGATCAACTCTTTAACGCGTTTTCTGGTGAAGTTGAACGCTCCTCCGTTAGTGGAAAGTTTAATTTCTACGATGACGCCATTAACGGTCATGTCGACACAGCCGTTATTAAAGGGGACTTGTTCGATAACTTCAAGCCCGAGTTTCTTAAGCGCATCCGCGATTTCAAACTCACCCGGGCCGCGGCTATAGTGCTCAGCGTTTTTCATGATGTTATCGATGTGAGCCTTACGAGCATTAGCAGACAGCGCACGTCTTTCTTCAAAGGACGTTCTCGCCATTCTCAAGTACATGGCTTGACTGCTGTTTCTAAGTTCGATATCCGCTTCTTTCAGGCGCTTAGTAATAACGCCGCGAGAGACTCCGAATTTACGAGCCAGCGACAGAACGCTTTCCCCGTTTTCGTAACGGCGGACGATCTCTCGAACGTCAATTTCCATGAAGTTGTGGGGCCTGCGGTTTTTCTTAGAGATAACGACTCCGAGAGCACGAAGTTTGAGGCTAAGTACATCGGGGCTAACGTCGATTTGTTCAGCCGCAAATTTGAGGGTGTTTCCTCGCTCTACCAAGGTTTTCGCGTAGAGAATCTTTTCTTCAGGAATTTTATTGGACATGTATATACCCTAGAAACTGTTAAAGGATGGTATGGCGTAACATACAATTCGATTATAGCAAAAAATTGCAGGTGTTACGCAGTTCCGTTATTACCTTCTACAGGGGGATAAGGAGTCTAAATGTATGACTTAAGCTATCCAATTTCACCGAATAAAGCTCTCACGAAAGAGGGCTTTTTAGTTTGTCGTAACGCTGTTATCGCGTCGATTGGTACACGTGAATATTTACCCGACGAATTAGATCAGGTAAAGCCTAACGCGGACGGGAAAGTCTTTTTAATACGTCCTAGTGACGTTTTATTCTCCGACGATACGATCAATTCGTTCGAGGGAAAACCTGTTACGTTAGGACATCCTGACGTGGCTAACGTCAACGGGGAAAACTGGAAACAATTCGCCGTAGGTACCGTATCTCACGTACGACAAGGCCGTGAATCTACAGCAGGCTGTCTAGTCGCTGACATCATTATTTTCGACCCGAAAGCGATTGAAGAAGTCGTGAACGGTAAAGCGATAGAGCTTTCGTGCGGTTTCGATTCAAACGTTATCGATCAAGGCGGCGGTATCGGCGTCGAAACAAACTTCATAGGAAATCACGTTGCTCTCGTACCGCTCGGACGAGGTGGAAGAACGTGTTCTCTAAAAGATTCTGCAATCACTAAATCAAGGAATAAAAAAATGGCATTTTTTAATAAAAAAGATGAAGCGCCTGATGTGAGCGCTCAGATTCTTCAACAGCTTCAGGCGTTGACAGAACGGGTCGCCGCTATCGAAAAATCTACGCAAGCTCAGTCTCCCGCGCCGTCTACTAACGCTGACGAAGCTAAACAGCCTGAGCCTAACGCCACTCAGACACCTGCACCGGATAACAAGGCCGTAGAAACTCCGGCGCCTGCTACTGAAGAACAGAAAGCCGACGATGACGATATGAACGTCGCTCCTAATCCGTTCGCTGGCATTGACCCTGCCGCATTAGGCGTCGCTATCCTTCAAGCGTTGACTGACGCTAAAGCAGATAAGAAAGCAGACGAATGTAAGAAGAAAGAAGCGAAGAAAGACGCTAAACCCGAAATCAAGCTCGACGCCGCGATGATTCGTGACGCCGCAGATATCGCTCCTTCGTTGGCGCCTACGACTCCTAATCTGCCGTATGCCGCAATTCTCGAATTTGCCAAATCTCAGCAGGGTAAATCTTTTGTCGACTCTTTCGGCGACTTGTCTAAATGCGATTGTGCGATGGTTTTACGCGCCTGCGCAAACTTCAAGCGTTCTATGACTCAGGCGACGCTCGCAACAGTTAAGCACGATGAAGCACCGAAGAAGGCGAAGTCTTTTGTCGAGCAAAGTGCGGCTCTTTGGAATAAAGCTAGATAACTTATCGGAGATAAAAATGCAGACTGGATACATTGAACAAAACATGATCGCGGGTTTCGTCACTCGCGGTGGCGCGGACATTAAGTCTATTACGACAAACGCCGCTATCGGCGCCGGCTTGCCTGTCAAACAGGACACGGACGGCACGGCAAAAGTGCTCGAAGCAGGTGACGGACTCGACGCTATGATCGGCGTTGTCGTGCGTTATCACGAGGGTTGGACGTTGCAGGTGTTCCCGCAGGAAATCGGTGTACTTAGCACTGGTTACATTCAGGTGCCTGCCGCCGAGTCGATTACGCCTAAACGCAACCAGCCCGTTTACTTTGACGCGACAAAAAAAGTCTTTACGACTGACAACACGAAAGTACCCGTACGCGCAGTTTTCGCCGCCGACGGTATTGCTGACGGTTGCGCCGAAATTCAGGTAACTCAGCAGGTCGTAATCAAAGCTTCAGGTTCTTAATCAAACATCATTTTTCTTAACTAACTAAGCCTCGTTCGTTCACTCGGACGGGGCTTTTTTTATGGACAAATAAAATGGCAATTTCAGCAGATCAAGTAAAAGCGCTGTGGAATTCTCGACTCGCACAGCTTGAGCCGGAAATTATCCGTCCGCTCACGAATTACTATTTCACTCGCGACATTCCTATCGTCGAAGACCTCGATAAAGTCTCTAACGTCGTCGCTCTTCGTAACATTAAAGGCATCGGACAGGGTACTAAAGACGCCTCCGGTATGTCTTGGCTTGGTAAAGGCGCTAACGACTTGCGCGGCGTTGATTACGAATTGAACGCTACGGCTGTCGCCGTCTATACAGCAGGCCGAGAAATCTCTATAACCTCTATGGAGCTTGAGGCCGCTCAGAAAGCTGAAGATATCAACGTTAACGTCGAGCAGATTGAACTCGTTAACGATAAATTCCTGCAAGAAGCTCATCAGGTTGGTTACCTCGGCGACTCTAACTTAGGCTTTAAGGGCTTTCTCAATAACGCAGGAATCAAGAAGGGGACGACTTCCGGCGCCCTTTCTGCATCGTCTCCCACATGGGATGACACGGCTAAGGCCATTGACGACTACTTTAATCAGGCATATCAAGCAACTAAAGGCGTCATCATGCCGAATACGATGCTTCTTACGCCTGCTCAGTATGTCAAGCTCTTTAGCATGAAAGCCCCTGACGATCGTCATTTCTCTATGATCGATTACATCGAACAAGAATCCCTCGGTCGTAAAGTTGCAGGTTCTATGACTGTTAATCAAGTCAACGAACTCAGCGGCCTCGGTACCTCTTCTAAAGATCGTATGGTTCTTTACACGAAAGATAAGAACTACGTTCGCTACCATATGCGTCCAGTTTGGCGCGAAAAGACATACGACAAAGGTCTCGATTACTGCGCCGCTTATTTGTGGCGCTTGGCCGAAGTTCAGTTCCGCAGACCCGAAACTGTGATGTACTTCGACAACATCTAAGCCTCGCACCTCGCGAGGTTTTTTTATGCCTGCTGGTGTACACCAGCGGGCGTAATTACGTTAAATACAAAATGACATACGACGATTTTTTAAAGTTTTTTCCTGAGTTTTCGGAGTTTCCGCAGGCTCGCGTAGAGTTTTATTTAGACGAAGCGGATAACCAAATTAGCGAGAATCGCTTCGGTAAATCTACGGAATTTGGGAAAGCTCTTTTTACCGCGCATTACCTAGCTAGTCTTGATAACGGACAACGTACCGGGGTCGGTGACGTTACAGGCACCGTAAGCAGCGGCGCTCATGGCGCAGTCTCTTCTAAAACTGTCGGTTCGGTTTCTGTTTCTTACGATACTGCGTCTACGTCGTTTGCTGACGCTGGTTATTGGAATAGTACGCCTTACGGCAAACAATTTTTTGATCTTTTAAAACGTTATCGGCGTATGCCGTTCGCTGTTACAGGACGCGCTTCATGGCCTTAACGATGAAAGTAGAAGGAGCGGACGCGCTCAAGTCAGACATCTTTCACTTAAAGAAAAGATTCGCTAGGTTTGATAAACAAGGCGTGACAATCGGCTATATCGAAGCGAAAAGTTTGCGACGTAAAGATACGCCTGTAACTAACCTAAAAATCGCAACGTGGCAAACGTACGGGACGCACTCGATACCTCCACGTCCTTACCTTAAACCTGCCGTTATAACGAACGAAAAACGTATTTACGGGATTCTTGAGCAGGCACTTATAGACGAAGGCTTAAACAGCAAAGCCGGCGCCGTAAACAAGGCTTTAAACGTCGTCGGTATGCTCGTTCGCGATACAGCTAAAGAAAACATCGTCGATCAACGAAACTTTGTACCGCTGGCGCCTGCAACGATAAAAGCACGTCAGCGTCAAGGCTTTAAAGGTACGAAAGCACTTATTCGTACAGGCGCGTTACTCAACGCTATTCAATACGTCGTAGATAAAAAATGATTGATGTCTCAGAAATTGTTAGAGACCCTGATTTCACGGTCTCATGCGTATTGATACGCCAAAAAGCTACACCGTTAGGAAACGGCAGGGACGAAATTACGAAAATCCGTAAGCCGATTCAAGCCGTACTCCAGCCGCTTAACGACGCCCAGTTAGTAAATATCGTATACGCAGATGGCTCGCCTGTAACTTGCGGCCTTACGTACTACGGCGTTGAGCGCGTAAGCATTGCTGAAGACGGCTTTATTAACGATCAGATCGAATTTCAAGGCGTGCTGTACGACGTTATGTCTATCGCAGATTACAACCCTAACGGCGCGTATTACCGAGCGACGTTGGCTAGGAGCAAACAAGTATGAGTTACGTAGACTCCACGAAATACGGCGTACTCGCAAGCACTGCTACATACGTTTATTCAAAGAATTTCGACGACAAATTTCAGGCGTGGTTAGCTGACGCGCTCGACTGTAATACGAACAACGTCAAACCGATGTTTCGTGAGTTCGAAACAGCGATTAGTACGAACGTTTTAAACGTATTTTTCGAGTTCTATCAGATCGAGTTCAACGGCATGCCTTACGACGTTGAAGAAACCGACGATCATTTAGATCAGGCTTACGAAGGTACGGCGCACTGCCGAGTAAAGCTCATCGGTGAAAACAGTCGAGAGAAGGCGTTTTTACTACACGACCTGATTTACTTATCTCAGAACGTTGACGCGCTACAAAAATTCGGCCTCAGCATTAACGAGGCTCAGATTATTGAGATTGACCGATTAGCCGAGGGTCACGCTCGAACGCCCATGAGCACCGTCGACCTAACGCTCGATTATTCATACGTCCGACGCTGGTCAATTAAATCTCTAGTTTCAGCACCTACAGAAATTCAAAACTCTTAAACGAGGATTTTTAAAATGGCACTTTCTTTAAACAATATCGTTAACGTCGATATGGTGTTTAGCCCGAAAGCGGCTCAAACACGCGGCTTCGGCGTGCTCTGTATTCTTGGCGATACGAAAGACGTTGTTAAAGCTGGCGAAGGTTATCGCACGTATACAAGTTCTGACGATGTAGCTACGGATTTCGGCGATGACGCACCGGAAACGTTGGCTGCTATGGCGTATTTTTCTCAGTCTCCGAAACCGCAAACTTTGATTATCGCTGAGCCGTGGGACTCTTCAACCGACACTGCTATCAGTACACGCGTTAGCAAGTTATTTGCCGATTATGGCAGAAATTTTTACGGCTTTATTACAGCTACAAGCACTACAGTTTCAGACGACGAAATTCTTAAAATCGCTCAGATCGTTGAATCATCCGCGGATTCGCACATTTACGGTATTACGCTCACAGATTTGACGTGTGCTAATTCTGTTTATACCGACGAATCTACGGACCTGCCGTCAAAACTGAAACGAGGTCAGTACACACGTACTATCGTATTCGCTACTCAGTACGACGCAGAAGACGCGGCCTATCGTTTGAATAAGTATCTCTGCGCTTCGGCATTGGGTCGTATGTTTAGCGTTAATTTCAGCGGTTCTATGACTACGATCACGCTGAAATTCAAGCAGGCTCCGAGCTTACAGCCGACTAACCTCACTCAGTCGCAGGATACGAATCTTACGGCGCGTAACGTTAATAAGTACGTCATCATGTCTAACGATACGTACATCATTGAAGAAGGCGTTATGTCTAGCGGCATGTGGGCCGATGAACGTCACGGTTCTGACTGGTTGCAAGATTTGATTCAGACTACCGTTTACAACGTTCTCTATCAGTCCAAAACGAAAATTCCACAGACCGATGACGGAGTGGCGCGACTTATGGCTGCTGTTGCTAACGCTATCGATCAGGCCGTTATTAACGGATTTGTGGCGCCGGGAGTTTGGAATAGTGACCCATTCGGCGACCTTGAATCCGGAGCCTATCTTGAAAAAGGTTATTACTTGTACGCACCGTCTGTTAACGATCAGTTGCAGAACGAACGCGAGGCCCGCAAGTCGCCTGTTATCCAAGCCGGTATCAAACTCGCTGGCGCTATTCACAGCGTACCGATCATAGTCAACATCAATCGCTAATCAAGTCATTTTCTAAACAAGCCCTGCAAACGAACGCAGGGCTTTTTTAATGGAATTTAAAAATGTCTAAACAAACATATAGCATTGCTCGCGCAAGTGCCGCATACGCTGTTTTTGGTGGCGTGTCGTTCGATTTAAAGCAGGGTTTGACCGATAACGGAATTACGATCAATCTCGACGAGGATTTCGGCGAACGTAATAAAGCTATTGATGGTTCTTCTATTTGGAGCGAATACGAAACAAGCGCAGGTACGATCGTTCTTGAATACCTGCCTTCGTCTCCTTGCGTGGCCTTCTTCATGGCGTTACACGCTACACAGCGCGGCACCGGTTCGACAGGCTCGGACACTGTAACGATTCTCGACCGTGACATGAAAATTACGCACACTGGCTCTCAAGTCGCTATCCAGTCGATCACAGGGCACGGCGTCAAAAAAGCTAAGGGCGATTCAATCGTCGTAACTCTCAATTGCGGTCAGATTACTTCTATCGGAGCTTAATAGATGAATTTCACGAAAGACATCGTTATTAACGACGTAACTATTCGTCTTCACCGTCTGAGCGCGAAACAGCAACACGACATCGTTAACCGCTTTTTCTTCCCGATCACTACGCAGGCCACTGACCTCCTAGACGTAATGCAGAAACAGCCCGATAACAAAATCGCTATCGCCGCTGTGATTATGGAGGCTGTTAATAAGTACCTGCCCGCAGAAAAACGCGATGAATTGATCTTTAAGCATCTTATGCCGAGTGTGAAAATCGTCGCCGCAGGTATTGAAGTCGATTACTGCTCTCCGAATGGCGAAATCATGAGCGACGCGGTTAATAATCTCAAGGCGCTCTACAAAATTACGTTTGAAGTACTTAAATTTAATTTTGATGATTTTTTTACCGACTGGCTCAGCGGAAACCAGTTGAGCTAAGTCGACCTGAATGGTCAGGCTCCTTACAACTCTTAGATATTCCTGAGTCTTTCCTAATGCGCCCCGTCCTTCGGGGCTTTTTGTCTTTTGAGTCTCTTTTCGATTCGTCAGTGTCTTTAGGTGATTTAGTTCTTCTAAATGACGCTATCGACGCGAACGACGAAAACGAGAGACGTGTTTCTCAGTATTACGAGCGGAAAAATGGCCGAAACTGACAATTTAAATGTACGAGTTAATGCGTTAGTTAACCTTGCGTCATTCTCGGCGGCAGAAAAAGCCGTCGGCTCGTTTACCGATAACGTTATGGGCATGGCGAAGATGATCGGCGGCGTAATTGCCGCCGGTTCTGTCGCTATGGCGATTCAGCGCACTGCTGACAAGTTCAACGATTTAGGCGATGTCGTTTCCCGCGTAGGAAATACGACAGTCGAGGATTTAGACCGCCTAGGTTACGTCGCAGACCTCACAGGTTCCGACGCCGCCACTGCTACAGCCTCGTTTGAGAATCTCTCTCAAACAATCGGCGAGGCCGCACAGGGTATCGGACGCGGCGCGATGGTCTTTCAAAAACTCGGACTATCTGCGAAAGACGCGCAAGGAAACGTAAAGACGACGACTCAGGTACTTGACGAAGTAAAAGAAAAGATCAAAGACCTGAGCAAGTCCGAGCAGTCCGCGTATATCCAGCGTTTAGGCTTAGATAAGACGCTAATCGGTATGCTCACGTCTGATACGACTGAGATTATCGATCAATACAATAAACGTACTGAGGCTCTCGGAATAAATGTAGACGAAGCAGCAGAATTAGGCGCTAAATATAACGACGCGATTAAAGTTACTAAGCGTGGTTTCGACGACATCATTACCGCGTTTGTTTTACGTGTCCTGCCGTCTATTACGACAGCGATAGAACGTGTTTCTAAGCTAATCGATGTAAACGCCGGACTAATTAAAAGCTACGTTGAGCCTATCGCCGCCGCTGTATCAATCGGTGCCGACCTCGTTACAGGTTTTATTACCGGAATCGGAAAACTTTTTAAGGTTTTAGGAAAGTGGCCTGTTTACATTGGCGCTGTAACTATCGCATGGAAATTATTAAACGCAGTTTTTAAAGCGTCTCCGATTGGACGAATTATTACTCTAGTCATGGGATTGGTAACCGCTATCGGTTTGCTAATCGATGATTACGAAACATGGAAAGAAGGCGGGAAATCTTTCTTTGACTGGTCAGCGGCTCAGGTGTGGTTTGACAACATGAGCCGAATTTTCGATTCGTTAAAAACGATTGTCGGAAATTTCTTTAGCGCGGATTGGTGGAAATCTAAAACCGAAACGATCTCGAATGAGATGTCGTTATTGGGCGAAAGAATTCAAAGCTTTTTATCCGATAGCTGGAATAACGCTATTACTGAGGCCTCTAACAAATGGGATGAGCTAAAAAATACCGTTTCTCAAAAGGCTCAAGGCGTTTACGACGGGATCATTTCTACATTCGTTGGATTGAGTACGTGGTTCGGTGATCTATGGAAAAGCATAGGTGACGGAGCTATGACGGCGCTTACCGACATCGGAAAGGCTTTTACTAAGTGGTGGAACGATTTAATTAACTCCGTTAAAGATTTCGGTAAAGAGGCCGCAGAAAAAGCCGGAAATATGGTTACTGACGCTTGGGATACGAGCGTTAACGCTGTTAAGGGTTTATTTTCGTGGGGTAGTAAGAAAGAGGACGATAAGGCGGTCTCGAGTTTGCCGACCACGACGACTAACAATAATCAGCGTTCTAACACCGTTTACAACAATAACGCGCAAGTGAATCAAACGATTAACGTTAATAGCGCTAAAGAAGCTAAAGAAATCGCCGGCTCAACTAACCGAGCATATCTACAGCAAGGTGGCTAACAATGTCTTTCTTAGAAACGCAAGTACTAGGATTAGCCGGTACAGCCGTCGGAAAACTGCTTCAAATCAAACCTACTCGGAGATTTGAAGCGTTTTCCGATTTTTGTTCAATTACGGAAACGCACAATATTGCGGTAAACGCTACTCAGTACCCTATCGAGGACGGTACGCAGGGTACAGATCACATCGTTAGACAGCCTAAAAACATAACGTGGGATGTCGTTTTTGGCGAACGTTCAGACCCTCAAGGTACGTATCAACGTCTTTTAGATTTGATGTATAGCGGCGTGCCGTTTACTGCTGTAACAGGTCTAAGACGTTACGACAATATGCTTTTAGTGTCCGTGACGGCTAATCAGGATACGCATTCTTCGAGGATTCTTAAATGTACGTTGACAATGCAAGAAATCCTCATAACGTTTCCGCTGGCTACGAATATGCCGCCGAGGTCTCAGCAGGCGAATCCGAACGTAACAGCTAAAACAGCTCAAACAGGAACTAAACAGCTTCAAGAAAAACCCGTAAGAACCGCAGCACTAGAAGACGCGGCTAACGCTGTAAGAGGCAAAAAATAGTTTCTTTTATAACGATGAAAACATACGAAATCCCGCTCAATTCTTTAGCAGAAGAATTTAACGTTGAAATCAACGGCGTTAATTACCTTTTGCGGACTAAATGGAATGAGCCGCTTCAAGCGTGGACGCTTGATATAGGGCGCTCGGAGAACGAGTGGCTTATTCGTAATCTCGCGCTCGTAGCTGGCGAAAATCTCCTACAACAGTATGAGCATTTAAAGCTCGGTTTCGGCCTGATTGTCGTAACCGACGGCGACGAAAACGCAGACCCTACAGAAGCAAACCTCGGTACAGATTCTCATTTAATCGTTGTGACGAATGATTAACTTTTGGCGAAAAATTACGCTTCTCGTCGGAGATAAAGACGGTAACGGATTAGACTTGAGTGGCTTTAGAGTCTCGTTCGACGTAGAGAAAACAGCGCTTCAAGACCCGAATACCGCGAAAATCGACATCTATAACTTGTCTAAAACGACGGTAGCGCGTATCGCGGACGGTGATTTAAAACGCATTGTTTTACAGGCTGGTTACGAATCACATAACGCTGTAATTTTCGACGGAAACATTATTAGTACGTCACAGGTACGTAACGGCGCGGATACGATTCTCAGTATCGACGCTGGCGACGGTCAGAACGGCTATTCATACGCTCTCGTAAACGAAACAGTCGGCGCCGGATACTCCAATAACGACATCGCTAAAAAATCCTTTAACGCGATGAAAGAAAGAGGCGTTAAAAACGACGATCTAAAAGCTGTAAGCAACGAGACTAAGTATCCGAGAGGCCGCGTACTTTTCGGCGCCGCTCGAAATTATTCGCGTGAAGTTTCTAAAAACAGTGATACTCAGTGGTCTGTACAAGATGGACATTTAGTCTATTGCAAGAAAAACAGCACGCGAGACGACCGTAAGGCGTTTATTTTGCGGACCGATACCGGCATGATCGGTAGCCCTAAGAAAGATAAAGATGGCGTTACTGTTTCTTGTTGCCTTAATGCGCTCCTACGTATCTACGACCCGATACGAATCGAGTCCGAATTCCTTACGGGTGACTTCAAAATCCTGTCGCTCAAACATAGCGGCGATACCCACGGAAACGAGTGGAGTACAGAAATTAAAGCGTGCTCGTTAGACCCGTCTACTAAGAAAACCACGAAAAAATGAATCAGTTAGAACGTATCGCGACGCCTGAAGAAATCGAGCGACAAAAGTCTGAAGATTTAAAAGCGCAGATTCGCGTAGCTATGCCCGCTATCGTTACAAGCGTAGATTTAGGCAGACAAGTCGTATCCGTGCAGCCTGCACTAATGGGAAAGTTACGCGGTTACGAAGGCAACGTTACCGAGACTCAGTATCCTGTGCTTACTGAAGTACCGATAGCGTTCCCACGTGCTGGCGGTCTGTGCATTACGTATCCAGTTAGCGTAAATGACGAATGTTTAGTCGTATTCGCTGACGCTTGTATCGACTTTTGGTGGCAAAGCGGCGGCGTCCAGTCGCCTAAAGATTCTCGTTCGCATGATCTATCCGACGCTATAGCGATTTTCGGCCTCACGTCTCAGCCGCGTAAATTACCGAACGTATCGTCTAACGCTATCGAGATACGTACCGATTCGCGTTCGGATTACATAAGCCTGACGGCTGGAAAACTCGATATCAATATCAATGGAGACGTAAACGTAACAGCTAAAAAATCTAAAGTCGTTTGTCCTGATAACACCGTTCAAGGCCCGTTAACAGTAACGGGCTTAATTACAGGAAAAGGCGGCTTGACCGTTAGCGGCGGTAACGGCGCTTCTGTTACAGGGACGATTCACGCGACTGGCGATATTACGTCCGGCACTGTTTCGCTTCAAAACCATACTCACAATCACGGCCCGACGCCGGATAAATAACATGAAATATCGAAAACTAGACGAAAACGGCGATATGACATTCGGCGCCGGTCTCGATAACTACTTTATTGACAGCGCCGAAGCGGTTGCACAGTCCGTTTTAACGCGGCTCAGAATGTGGCTGCGTGAGTGGTACTTAGATACGAACGACGGTACGCCTTACTACCAACAAGTCTTAGGAAAGCACACGCAGACTGAAGCTGTACAGGCGATTTATCAACGTATCCGAGAAACCGCGGGCGTCAATCGAATTACAGAGTTTTCTACAACGTTCGACCCTGACACGCGAAAACTACGTATTGAGGTAACACTAGATACAGTTTACGGCGAGGTGAAAGTAAATGCCTGATTTGAAAGAATTAGCCTACGTTGACGACGCTGGCTTTTTTGTTGCCGATTTCGAGGATTTCTTAGAGTTCAATAAATCGGCTATGCGCTCGATTTACGGCTCAGACATCAATCTTGACGCTGACACGCAAGACGGACAGTTAGTCGCGCATTTTGCTCAGTCTCAATACGATTTAGCGTTACTTTGCGCTGAGGTTTTTAATAACTTCTCACCTGCGACAGCACGCGGGGATGCGTTAAGCCGCGAAGTAAAGATTAACGGTATCGCTAGACAATCCTCGACACATTCAAGCGTTGACGTGGTTATTACAGGTGACGCAGGTACGACGATTACAAACGGGCAAGTACGTGATACCTCAAAAGATTCTCATTTATGGAATTTACCGCCTGAAGTAGTAATACCGACTAGCGGGTCTATAACAGTTACTGCGACATGTGACGACGCAGGCGATATTAGAGCCGGCGCCGGTACTGTTACTCGTATCGCTACGCCTACAGAAGGATGGATTTCAGTAACGAATAGCTCTGAGGCCGCCCCCGGACGTGATACCGAAACTGACGCGGAATTACGCGTTAGACAAACGTACTCGACCGCTCAGCCGTCGCAAACCGTTCTTAAAGGAATCCTAGGCGGTGTGCTGGATGTTGACGGCGTAACACGTGCAATCGTGTACGAAAACGATACGAGCGCTACAGACTCTAACGGCATACCTAGTCACTCTATCGCTGTAGTCGTAGAGGGCGGAGACGCTCAAGCTATCGGAGACGTAATTAAATTACGGAAAACCGCAGGTACAGGTACTTACGGAACAACCAGCGTAACGGTTAAAGATAGCGAAGAAATTCCGATGACGGTCAACTTCTTTAGACCTACCGTCGTACACATCAAAGTAAAGATTACGCTTGAGCCGTTAACAGGATTTACTACTGAGCTTTACAACTCGATTAAGTCTCAAGTCGTTGACTACATTAACTCGTTAACTTTCGGTCAAACGGTACGTATCTCTAAGCTCTACGTACCCGCTAACTTAGAGAATGACGACAGCGACATTAGCTATGACATCACGTCTATTCAGATAGCGAAAAACTCAGGCGCGTTCGCCTCAGCAAACATCACTATCGGATTTAACGAAGTCGCTCACTGCGATATCGCCGATGTCGAGGTAATTACGAATGACTGATTTCAATACGTATCTAAAGCGTGTACCGTCCGAGCATAGGGACAAGCCGAGATTCGTTGAAACGCTCCGTTCGTTACTAGGCCCTGTACTTGAGCTACAGGCGTTAATAGAGCGCGTACCGATTGATTACGACTTAGATTCAGCCGTCGGGAAACAGCTTGACGTTGTGGGCGAATGGGTCGGACGTAATCGTTATGTTTCGTTACCTATCGAAGGTGTGTTTTTCACGTTCGACGATACCGTCATTACAGGTTTTGATCGCGGTGTTTGGTGCGGCGAATATGACGCCACCAGCGGCATGACGAAATTAGACGATGACTCGTACCGCTTCATACTTAAATTACAGATTCTTGCGAATATTTGGGACGGTACTCCGGAAAAGTTTTACAGCGGTGTCCGTTCGCTTTTTAACGGCACGTTAAGCGTCATTATCGAAGACCATCAGGATATGACGATTTCTATCGGTGTCGTCGGTAAGGCACTATCCAGCGCTCAGCGCGCTCTATTTCTGCAACAGATAGCACCGTTCAAGCCAGCAGGAGTACGTATTAACGTTTTCCTCCTGTCTCAAATAAATGACGTTCCGTTGTTCGCATTCGACATGAATACGCCATTACTACAGGGTTTCGACACGTCCGGATGGGCGGAAATCATCGCTAACTAAATCTCAAATTTCTCTCAAACAAGCCTCGCAATTTTGCGGGGTTTTCTTTTTGGACAAATCAAATGGCTACTAATAACATCCTTGGGTTTTGCACCGGCGCCAATCCTAACGTATTAACTCCTACTGCTTGGCAAACGACGCCAGCACGCTCGAGCGGTTTTGTTTCAGGTATTGCACTTTCTTCTCACGTTAATACAGCGGTCGTAGGTGGCGCCAATATCGCTCACGCAGTCGGCGAATTTATCAAGAATCAGCTTAATGAAGATGTAAATCCGACTAACGAAACGGCGCTCGTAAGTCAGTTTTTACGCTCTCTACAGGTATTTATTCAGCGCGGCGGCGCTTGCCCTGTAGGTTCGATTATTCCTTACCTCGGCGGCGACGTTCCTTACGGCTGGTTATTAGCGAACGGAGCCTCTGTGCTCAGATCACAGTACGACAAGCTTTTTGCCCTAATAGGTACCAAGTTCGGCGCCGCTGACGAAGCACATTTCAATTTGCCGAATCTGCATCACCGCTTTATCGAAGGAACGACAACGCTTAGCGAGGTGGGAAGCTACGTTGAGGCTGGGTTACCGAATATCAAAGGGACGACGTCTGGGTGGAGCGGGAAAAATACAGGATGCTTCA